TCAAGCAGCAATCTGGATCACTCCGTCCGCGTTCATCTCGATTTTTCTCAATGCGTACAGCACGGTGAGTGCTTCGATGAACCGGTAGGTTCCGCGCTCGTCGTCGCAGAAGCGCTCATTGAGGACTGTAAGCGGGGTGCCCTCCGGTTCGATCTGGGACAAAACTGGTGCCAGATCAGCCAACGTAGAGTTGTCGAAGCTGGTGAGCTTGCTAGGAAGCCGCATGCTGCACCTCGAAAACCTCGCAGATTTGGACGAAGTAAGAGACCAAAACGGCGCATACATGTTCGCGGTGTCCGGTTCGTTTCTGAACCCATTGAGTTAGGGCATCGAACGTGTCCGGTTGGGACGCGCTGGAACCAGCAAGTTCCAGGTAACGTCCGTTCATTTGGTTGCTCAGAAGACGAAAGTGGAGCTTGTTTTGAATTTCCAGGTCGCTCATGTATGAGTGCATCGTTGCGAAGTAGGTTGTCATCGCATCCCTAACTTGCAGCTGGAGCATTGGGTGGTTCTTGATCTTGGCTTCGATAGCCACAGGATCGTAATTAGGGTCGGAAGTGGCAGCGGGTAGCTGTTCTGCGGTTAGTTGCGAGACTTTGCTCAAGAGGTCAGCCAGTTGCCGCTCGAGGTTCAACGGAACCATCGCTTCTATCAGAAGTGCCTCTTCACTCGTGAGCTTTGCTTTGGTGGCGCGGATGCGTTTCTGTTCTTCGAGCGACGGATCTGCTTGGTAGGAGGTCGCGCATTGGGGGCACATCACCACAAAGTCATCAAAACCTGGGTCCGCGCAGTTGGCGTCTATTAGCACTATCTCCGATACCGGCGCGCGGTTCGAACCGGCGGCCACACTTAGTGATCGGCCGCATGACGCGCAGCCGCGGGCTTGTAGATATAGGGCGCGGGTGTTCTTGGCGGTGGCATTTGCTATCCGGAGGTTGCGTGCCGCTGTTTCTGGCCGGATGTCTAGTTTGGCCTTCTTGATCAAGAACTCTTGGGCGATCTGGGCGCACACGACGCTGACGTTGGCTACATCGACGTCGTGCATGCCGTGGCTGTCCAGGCAGGAGACGACTTGTCTTTTTGCAGGTACCGGGGCGTTGTCGATGACGCTGATGAAGTTGCCGAGGTCAATGCAATTGAATATAGCGTTCGCCAGCTTCTTGGTGAACGACCGGTCGCTGGAGAAGATTTTCCGCTTGGTCTCATCGCTGGCAAGGACACTCGGGTCATCGCGAGTGTTCCACTTGTCCTCTGGCACGCTCGTCAGCATCGAAATGACCTCGGCGACATGCTCAGTGCCGTTGTTACCTTTGCCCGTAACTGGCAGCAGGCACTTCAGTAGGTCACAAAACCGCACCTACGCCACCTTTCTCCAGTTTCTCCCTGCTTCTCCCCAGGGCTGCTCCCTCTATCTCCCCGGACACCGCAGACCCAAAAATACTGTTGGTTCTGACGGCTGAGCCACGATTATTCGAGGGCGCGCACTTCAAATAGTACGCGTTCCTCTGGGTGTTCGCAGAGTAAAACTCCACGAACGCATGATCCGCGGGTTGGTTGTCCGGAGTAGCTGGTGGTGGCCACCTTCAGTTGCTGTGTAGGCCCAGGCGTAGCTAATCGGGGCTGTCCTAGAGATCAGCGGGAGACACGTTCGAGCAGCTGCGGCGCCTACTCACCTTGAGTGGGCGCCGCAGTGCGTTTGAGCGTCCTCCTGCGGGATCAACACAACTGGATACCAATCGAACGGGTCTCCCTTCCACATGGAAGGGGCCAGGCCCTTGGGAACCAACAAGCAAACCCAAACTCTCAAGATCCGCTACGAGAAAACCGAGGGCGTGCGGGAGTCCTCGTCCTGCATTTACGCCGAAGTGGAGGTGGACTCTGCAGAGGTCGACGTGTTCGTGGAGAACGTCCACCAGGAGCGCCTGCGCAAGGCCGAAGATCCCAGCTCGGTTGTCCGCTGGAGCGCGGACGAGACGGTGCGCGAGGTTCTCAACAAGCCCGAATACAACCAGGCGAAGAAGTATCTGCGCCACACCGCCTATGAAGCCACACCAGACGGGGACGGCGAAATCTCAGCCGTCGAGGCGTCGCTGACGTCGGGTGGTTATCTCGCTCAGGCGGGCGGGGTTGACCCGGCTGATTCCTGGGTGGGGGAGATGACGATCTGGGATGCGATCAACTCCCTGCCGCCTCGTGACAAAGCGATTCTCGTGGACGTGCGCTTGAACGGGCTGACCCAGGTTGAGGCCGCCGCGAAGTACGGGGTATCCCAGCCCCGCATCCAACAACTTCTCGCCCGCTCAATCAAGAGGCTGGGGGCGATCTTGCGTGAGGGGTTATAAACCGGTCCTTCTCGAAGCCCTCTTAGTAGCGGAGCCAGTGGGTGGTTTCGCTCCTAAGAGGAAGGAAATACGATGCGACACAAACTAAAAGTCCGCGTCAACGCAGGTGGGGGAGACGCCGGGCGCGTGGTCGGAGTCAACAGGATGGCTCTGCCCCGCAGGCTATACAAGCGCATTTTCGGTGGCGAACGCCGGGTAGCGGTTCTGCTGCCAGGAGTGACCGTTGATGAGGTCACCATCGTCGAGCGCGACGATCTGACTGACGTGGCTGAGGCCGCAGGTGTCATGGGTGGTGGTCCTAAGTGATCCCGATTTCAGCAGCGAACAAGATCATCGACGGCATCACCCAGATCAACGAAGGACTTGCTGAGCTTTCACGCTGGGTTGAAGCCCGGGCCTTCGATGGGATTGAGGATGAGTACGCGTTGGCGGGCGAACGCCCCCACCCGCCAGTAGAGGTTCCAGGAACAACGCCGCCTGCTAGTGCTGCCGAACCGGAGCCTCACGAGTCGCCAGTGACTTTGGTGGAGGTTCGCACGGCCCTGTCGGCCCTGTCGCAGGCGGGGGAGACCGACCAGGGGCGCAGCCTGATTGAAGCGACCGGAGCGGACAAGCTCAGTGCGGTTCCCCAGGACAAGTACACGTGGTTGATGGCACGGGCGAAAGAGATCGGCAATGCCTGACCAACACGCCATGCTCAGTGCTTCGGGTGCGCACCGGTGGATGAACTGTCCCCCCAGCGCCGTCCTCGAATCCGGCGAACCCGGGTCGACCTCTGACGCTGCCGAACAAGGTACTGCCGCGCATGCCCTGGCGGAGCACAAGTTGCGTAAGGCATTGAAGCAGCGATCCAAACGGCCAGTGTCCTCGTGGCAGGACGATGAAATGGATGAGCACACCACCGACTACGCGGCATTCGTCCTCGAACAGTTGGCTGCGGCGAGGGCGACCTGTCCCGACGCGCAGCTCTTGATCGAGCAGCGCCTGGACTTCAGCCATTTGGTTCCGGGTGGTTTCGGGACCGGCGACGCAGTGATCATCGCTGAACCCCGCCTGCAGATCATCGACCTGAAATACGGGCTGGGAGTCTTGGTTGAGGCTGAGCGCAATGCCCAGTTGATGCTGTACGCCCTCGGAGCGCTCCACGCGTTCGAACCGCTCTACGACATCACCGAGGTTTCGGTGACTATCTTCCAGCCCCGGCGCGGCAACGTCTCCACCTGGACCATCACCACAGAGGAACTCCTGGCATGGGCGGAGGAAGAAGTGGTGCACAGAGCTGCTCTGGCTGCTGAGGGTGCGGGCGAGTTTCGCTCAGGCTCTTGGTGTCAGTTCTGCCGATTGGCTCCGACCTGTAGAGCGCGGGCGGAGGCCAACCTGGAATTAGCCAAGCTCGAGTTCGCGCCACCTGCGGAGTTGACAGATGCGGAGATCGCGGAGGTCCTCACCCAGATCCCGCTGCTCACCAAGTGGGCATCCGATGTGGAGGCTTACGCGGCTTCGTTGGCGATCAACCAAGGGAAGCAGTGGCCCGGATTCAAGGTCGTGGCTGGCCGGTCAGTCCGCAAATACATGGACGAGACGGCTGTCGCTGAGGCCGCGGAGGCTGCGGGCTACGCGGACATCTACGACCGGAGACTCATCGCCCTCACGGCGATGGAAAAACTCATGGGCAAGAAGACCTTCACCGAGATCCTCGGCGACCTGGTCTTCAAACCCAGCGGGAAACCAACCTTGGTTCCCGACACCGACAAGCGACGCGCCCTTGACATCCGGAGCGCCGGAGACGAATTCACAAAAACACAAAAGTAGAAAGAGGCAACAAAATGGCAACTACAAATACTCGCATCGTAACCGGTGAAGTCCGACTCTCTTACGCGAACATTTGGGAACCCAAATCCATCCAGGGCGGCGCACCTAAGTACTCGGTGTCCCTGATAATCCCGAAAGGCGACCAGGCAACCCTGACCACGATCAACCGCGCGATTGACGCCGCAATAGAAGCTGGGATCGGCAAGTTCGGCGGGAAGAAACCCAACAAGGCCGCTCTCAAGCTTCCACTACGTGACGGGGATATCGAGAAAGACGATGAGGCCTATGCGGGGGCGATGTTCCTCAACGCCAACAGCAAGACTCCACCCCAGATTGTGGACGAGAACGTGGCACCGATCTTGGACCGCGCCGAGGTGAGCTCCGGCTGCTACGGACGCGTCAGCCTGTCCTTCTACGCGTTCAACACCAACGGGAACAAGGGCATCGCCTGCGGCCTTGGAAACATCCAAAAGACCCGGGACGGCGAACCACTCGGTGGCGGCCACGTCTCCGCCGCGGATGATTTCGGTGCTAGCGCCGACTTCCTCGCCTAGTCACTAACGAACACCTTGTGGGGCGATGACCAAACCGGCCATCGCCCCACAACCATTTACCTGAAAGGCAGACGGCATGGAGACCATCGCCATCGATCTGGAAACCCGGTCCAGCGTCAACCTCACCAAATCCGGCGTCTACAAGTACGCAGAGAGTCCCGACTTCGACATCCTCCTGTTTGGCTACTCCGTTGACCGTGGGCCGGTGCATGTCGTAGATCTGGCAGGAGGAGAAAGTCTGCCGCCAGATGTCTTGGCCGCCCTGACGGATACCAATATCGTGAAGACAGCGTTCAATGCCGCGTTCGAGAGAATCTGCCTCTCGTCCTGGCTGCGCAAACACCACCCAGGCATGCTCTCCGGCAACGGTTTCTTGGACCCCGTTCAGTGGCGGTGCACCATGGTGTGGTCCGCGTATCTTGGCTTGCCGATGAGCCTGGAATCAGCCGCCCAAGTCCTCTCCCTTCCCGTGCAGAAAGACGCCGCCGGGAAGAAGCTCATCAAGCAGTTCTGCGTGCCCCAAGGCCCCACCGTGTTCAACGAGGGCAGCGCCTTCAACCCGCCAGCCTCTGACGTGCAGGCCTGGCAACAATTCAAGGACTACAACCAACGCGACGTCGAGGTGGAGCTGGCAATCCAAGCCCGACTCACCTCCTTCCCAATGCCGGAGGCCGAGTGGGAGGCCTGCGCGTTGGACCAGCGGATCAATGACAGGGGTGTCGCCCTCGACCAGACCCTGGTCGACAACGCCGTGCGGTGCGCGACAGGCCACCACGACAAATCCATGGCCCGCGCCCAGCATCTCACGGGCCTGGAAAACCCAAACTCACCCTTACAGCTCAAGGAATGGCTGATCTCCCAGGGTTGCGACATCGGGGGGCTAACGAAACAAGATGTATCTCGGGCTTTGGAGGAATCTGTTGGAGATGTGCGAGAAGTCCTGACATTGCGCTCAGACATGTCCAGATCCTCAACCAAGAAATATCAGGCCATGCAACAAGTCGCCGGAGATGATTCTCGCGCCCGCGGCCTCATCCAGTTCTACGGAGCAGGCAGAACCGGCAGGTTCGCAGGCCGCCTCATCCAAGTCCAAAACCTACCCAGAAATCACCTGCCAGACCTCGAATCCGCGCGGAGCCTGGTGCGCGGCGGCCACTTCGACGCCCTCGAACTGCTCTACCCCTCAGTGCCAGACACGCTCAGTCAGTTGGTGCGCACCGCGTTCGTGCCCGCCGCGGGCCACCGGTTTATCGTCGCGGACTTCAGTGCTATTGAGGCCCGCGTGATCGCCTGGCTCGCAGGTGAAGAATGGCGCCTCGACCTCTTCCAAGCAGGAGGCGACATCTACTGCCAATCAGCGTCCCAAATGTTCGGGGTCCCAGTCGGTAAACATGGCCCTAACGCTGACCTGCGGCAAAAAGGAAAAATCTCCGAACTGGCCTGCGGCTACAACGGATCCGTCGGCGCACTGAAAGCCATGGGCGCCCTCGAAATGGGCCTACAAGAGGAAGAACTCAAACCTCTGGTTGACGCGTGGCGAGCCTCCAACCCCAACATCGTGCAACTTTGGGCGAACGTGGAAGAAGCCGCCATCCAAGCCATCACCACTAGAACCAAAATCAGACTGCACAACCTGATCTTCGCAGTGCGTTCTGGGATCCTCTTCATCACCCTGCCATCTGGCCGCCGACTGGCATACGTGCAACCGAGCCTGGGCGAGAATCGGTGGGGCGGCACCTCCATCAACTACTGGGGTGTCGGCACAGGCAAGAAATGGCAGAAACTGGAAACCTATGGCGGGAAACTGGTCGAAAACATCGTCCAGGCCATCGCCCGCGACATCCTCACCCACGTCCTCAAACTCCTAGATGACGCCGGACACAAAGTCGTGATGCACGTCCATGACGAGGCCGTCATCGAAGAACCCTTCACGTCACCTGCGACCGTCAAAAGCATCTGCCAACTCATGACCACACAGCCCTTCTGGGCCGACGGCCTCCCACTGGACGCTGACGGCTACGAATGCGTGTTTTACAAGAAGGACTAATGGGCTATTGGGCGTGATCTGCGGAGCGCCAAGGTGCCCCTGAGTGTTTGCGCGATCCGATGGCAATACACGTACCAACCAATTCACTGCTACTAGGAGCCTTTGATGATTGACCCGCCATGCCACCTCGACGAACGCGCCCGCGAAGGAATCGCCCGCCTCTTGGTGGAGCACGGCTGGTCCAGAGACGAACTGCAAGCATGCACCGGGATCCCGAAGACCCGTTTCCAAGCATGCATGGACGGCAAGCAATCCTTCGAACTCAACGACGTGTGGAACATCGGAAAAGAACTCGGAGTCAGTTTCGACCAGTTGGTCCGGGACCCCGAGGACCTGTCCTGAAAGCCCTTTAGCTGTGGGGGTTATATTTTCCTCCTCTTCGAAGCCCTCTATGTGGAGGGTCATGTAGTAGTTCCCATTTTTCGAGTCGGCCCTCCCTAGAAGGAGGAGTCGATCATGGCTACCAATATCGAAGTATTCACCAACGACACTTTCGGGACTCTGCGCACCACTTTGGACGCCACCGGCGCCACATGGTTCTTGGTCGCTGATGTTTGCGTAGGCCTTGACTTGCAGAACCCGACCGCCGTCGTGGCACGTTTGGATGAGGACGAAAAGGCTAAGTTCAACTTAGGCTTACCCGGCGGAGCAGCCTGGGTGGTGAACGAAGCGGGCCTGTACACGCTGATCCTGGCCTCCCGGAAGCCACAAGCCAAAGCGTTCAAACGGTGGGTCACCCACGAGGTTCTCCCAACCATTCGCGCCCATGGCCTGTACGCGGTGGAGGCGGTCCTCGACAACGACGAGCTACTCATCGCCACTTTGGAACGTCTGCGCAGTGAACGGGCAGCGCGGCTCCTTGCCCAGCAGGCTTTGTTGGAGGCCGAACCAAAACTGTCCTATTACGACGTGGTGTTGCAGTCCGACTCCCTGATGACGATCACCAGTATCGCTAAGGACTACGGCCTCTCAGGCAAGAAACTTAACCGGCTACTCGCCGACGCGGGAGTCCAATTCAAACAGTCGGGGATTTGGTTCCTCTACGCCAAGTACGCCGCGGCGGGATACACGCAGTCCAAGACGCATGTTCTTGATGACGGGCAAACCCGCATGCACACCCAGTGGACCCAAAAGGGCAGGCTCTTCATTTATGACCTGTTGAAGTCTCAGGGGATTCTGCCGGTGATCGAGCAGGGAGCAGAGGCGTGAGGCCGGTCGTGGCCCTGGATGGTCGCCGCAACGCTGAGGGCTACATGGACATGACCGCGTTCGAGGGACTCAAACGCGCCCAACGCACCCGGTTCGGATGGCGCCCCTTCGTCTACATTTGTTCCCCCTATTCCGGGGACGTTGAAGCGAACGTGGAACTTGCCCGCAGGTTCTGCCGGGTCGCCGTTCAGCGGCGCACCATTCCCGTCGCCTCGCACTTGTTGTTTCCCCAGTTCATGGATGACGCGGTGTCTGGTGAGCGGGAGTTGGCGATGTTCATGAACCGGATCGTGTTGTCTCGCATGGACGCGATCTGGGTTTACGCCGACCGCATCTCCACTGGGATGCGCCAGGAAATCGAGTGGGCCTACGTGCAAGGCACCCCCATCAAGTACTTCAACACCGGCTTCGGGGAGATCAAGCGATGACACCCATGACCTTGTTCTGCGCTGACATCGCAGGCCAAGAAACCAACAAGCACTACCCGCACAAACACGACATCATCACTCCCGATGATCTGGCTGAGGCGGTCCGGTGGGATCACGTTGCCGCCCAGTACCAAGGCAACCTGCGGGGCAACGCCAACTTCGAGACTTCCGACTGCCTGGTCATGGATGTGGACAACGACCACTCGGAGAACCCCGAAGACTGGATCAACCCCAACGACCTAACGGATCTACTGTCTGGGGTGGCGTTGATGACCGCGACCTCACGTAACCACATGAAGGCGAAGGGCCTGTCGGTGGCGCGGCCCCGATTCCACGCCTACTTCCCAATCACACCAACCACCGACGCGGACGCGTATGCGGGGCTGAAACGGCTGCTCGCAGCCAGGTTCGCCTTCTTCGACCGACAGGCATTGGACGCAGGCCGCTTCATCTTCGGCACCCACAACCCCGAAGTAACCATGGTTGATGGTGCGCAGACAGTAGATGCTTGGCTGGATGAGACTCAAGACCAGGACTTGTTTGCCCAGTTCGACGCCGACACCCAGGCCATTGGGGAAGGCTCCAGGAACTCCACCATGTCCCGCTTCGCCGCCAGGGTCCTCATCCGCTACGGCAACACCGGTCAGGCGCGGGAGTTGTTCGACCGGAAAGCAGACCTGTGCAGACCACCCTTGGGGGACGCGGAGTTGGAAGCGATCTGGCGGTCCGCCACCCGCTTCGCCACGAAGGTCGCTGCCGACCCTGATTACTTGTCGCCGGAGGCTTACGCGAACCTGACATCGTTGCGGCCTCGGGATATGACAGATGTTGGGCAGGCCGCAACCATGGCCGAAGAATACGCAGACAAACTCCGGTACTCGCCCGCGACTGACTGGCTGGTCTACAACGGCGCGTTCTGGGAAGAATCCGCCCCCGACGCCCAAGGGATCGCCCAAGACCTCACCGACCGACAGTTGGAAGAAGCAGAGAGCCTGGTGGAGTCGGTGCGGGCAAAGATGGACAACGCGGGCATCACCGCCCTCATGGGCCTTGGCGCATCGAGACAGAAACTCCTCGGAATGCTAACCCCCACCCAGATGGTCGTGTTCCGCGAATACGAGGACGCTGAAACCTATCGGAAGTACGCGTTGAAACGCCGGGAATCCAAGTCGATCACCGCCTGTCTGAAAGAGGCACGTCCGGTCATGCAAACCACCCCGGCTGCTTTGGACGCGGACCCGTACCTGCTGAACACGCCAACCGCGACCTACGACCTCCGCCAAGGACTATCTTCTGGGCGTGGCCATGCGGCGGCGGACCTGCTAACAAAGCAGACCAGCATCGACCCCAGCACCGAGGGCGCGGATCTTTGGAGTGAAGCTCTGGGTGTTTTCTTCCAGTCTGACCCAGAGTTGATCGGTTACGTGCAGCGCATCGTCGGTTTGGCTGCCATCGGGAAAGTCATGGTCGAAGCCCTCGTCATCGCCTACGGGGATGGCCGCAACGGCAAATCCACGTTCTGGAACACGGTGGCCCGCGTACTCGGCTCCTACGCGGGAAACATGTCCGCCGACGTCCTCACCGTCGGGTCAACGCGCAACGTCAAACCCGAACTCGCTGAGGCGAAGGGCAAACGGCTGTTGATTGCTGCCGAGTCCGAAGAAGGGGTGCGTTTGTCGACCTCCGTGGTGAAGCAACTTGCCTCCACGGACCAGGTGTATGCGGAGAAGAAGTACAAGGCGCCGTTCGCTTACACGCCGTCCCACCAACTCGTGTTGTACACGAATCATCTGCCGCGGGTTGGGGCGATGGACACGGGTATTTGGCGGCGCCTCATCGTGGTGCCATTCGAAGCGAAAATCCAAGGCAAATCCGACATCAAGAACTACGCCGACCACCTCTACGACCATGCGGGCGGCGCTATCCTCGCCTGGATTATGGAGGGCGCCAGGCTCATCCACGCCGAACACTACAAACTCAACCCACCCCAACAGGTGGTTGAAGCATCTGAGGCGTATCGGGAGGAGAACGACTGGTTCTCCCAGTTCCTTGAAAGCTGCTGCGACACGTCAAACCCGAACGAGACCGCCAAATCTGGGGAGCTGTACCGAACCTACCGGGCGTGGGCCGCGTCCACCGGCGGCTACGTGCGTTCGACCACCGACTTCTACGCCGCGTTGGAGCGCGCGGGGCACCAGCGCCACAAAACCAAGAGCGGAATCGTCGTGCGCGGCCTGGCGCTCAAGAGCGAATTCGACAGTCAAGAAGCACCGTTCTGACGCTATCGGCCGTGCCGAAATAGTCGCCAAATATCGACAGGGTGCATGTCTATGCAGGTCTCTACTAGAACTTCCCTTAAGGACTAAACAACAAGCCTTAAGAAAAGTTACCTAGACGACCTTGCTGGACATGCACCAGTAAGGAAAAAACGTTGAGAGAACAACACATTGAAGCAGTCTTGAAGGCTCACATTGAAGCCCTGGGCGGGTTGTGCTGGAAACTAGTCTGCCCGGGAACCACCGGGGTGCCTGACCGGATATGCATGGTGGGCGGGCGCGTCGTGTTCGTTGAGGTAAAAGCACCGGGCGAAAAACCACGCCCCATCCAGAACCTGAGGATCCAGCAACTACGCAACCTTGGCTTCCACGTCACCGTCCTAGACAGCCTTGATGGGATTGATGAGGTGGCCCGTGCGCTACAAACCTCATGACTACCAGCAGCAGGCCACCAAGTTCATCCTCGACCACAATGAAGCAGCAGTGCTCCTTGGCATGGGTTTAGGCAAAAGCGTCATCTCGCTAACCGCGATCTGGGAACTCGTCCTCGACTACTTCACCGTCACCCGTGTCCTCGTCATAGCTCCTCTGCGGGTGGCTCGAGACACGTGGCCTGTAGAACTGGCGAAGTGGGACCACCTAGAAGGTCTCACCATGGCGGTCGCCGTCGGCACTAAACTCCAGCGGCTGAATGCTCTCGCGCAGGGTGCGATGGTGACGGTGATCAACCGAGAAAACATCCCCTGGCTGGTCGCACACTACGGGAATGCCTGGCCGTTCGACATGGTGGTGATTGACGAGTTGTCATCGTTCAAGAACCCGCGGGCGAAACGGTTCAAAGAACTCACCCGCGTCCGCCCCCACCTCAGTCGCATTGTTGGTTTGACGGGAACCCCAGCGGCGAACGGACTCATGGACCTCTGGGCACAATTCCGCCTCCTTGATGGTGGGGAGCGTTTGGGCCGGTACATCACGCACTACCGCAACCGGTGGTTCGTGCCGGATAAACGCAATGGCATGCAGGTCTTCACCTACAAACCCCGAGAGGGCGCAGAAGAAGGAATCTACATGGCGATAGCGGACATGACGGTTTCCATGAAGACCACGGACCATTTGCGGCTGCCGCCTCTGACGGTGACAACCCACATGGTGGAGATGTCTGAGAGGGAGGCCCGCACATATGACGAGCTGCGGAAAGATCTGGTGGTCACCCTCGACGGCCATGTCATTGACGCCGCTAACGCTGCCGCCCTCTCTGGAAAGCTTCTCCAGCTGGCATCCGGAGCGATCTACACGGCAGAGGGTGACACGGTCACGGTTCACGACCGGAAGCTCGACGCTTTGGAGGACCTGATCGAGGCCGCCAACGGCGAGGCTCTCCTGGTGGCCTATTGGTTCAGGCACGACAAGACGCGGATCCAGCAACGCTTCCCCGATGCCCGGGAGCTGAAAACCAGTGCCGACATTGCGGCCTGGAATGCGGGTGAGGTTCCGTTGGCGTTGATTCACCCCGCCAGCGCCGGGCACGGGTTGAACCTGCAAGCAGGCGGTCACTTGCTCGTCTGGTTTTCGCTTACTTGGTCTTTGGAGTTGTACCAGCAGGCGAACGCCAGGCTGTTCCGGCAAGGACAAGACCAGCCCGTCACCATCACCCACCTAGCGGTCAAAGACACGCTCGACGAAGCGGTACTCGCCGCGCTCGATGCCAAGGACACCACGCAGGAGCGGCTGATCGACGCCGTGAAAACCCAACTCAGTAAGGAGCAGTAATGCACGTAATGACTAAGTACCTGGACACCCGGGCCGCAGCGATCAGCGCTTTGCAGGACTTCTCTTTGATGGAAAGCCTGGCAGAGCTCCCAGCCGAAGAACTCGCAGGCCAGATGCGAGCTGACCTCACCGCGCCTGCTAGCCCTCGTTTGGACGGCATGCCCGGCGGGAATGACCCGAAGGCCGGTGAAGCACGCGTTTGCGCGACGCTGGACAAGATCGACTTCCTCGGTGAACGCAGGCGTCAGGCCCGGGAGTACCTGGATTGGTTCCTGCCCGCCTGGGCGCAGTTGACCGATGATGAGAGGTTCGTGTTGGAGACGTTCTTCCTGTCCGAGGGCAGCCAAGAAGAAGCCATCGCGACCATCAGTGACCGCTTCTACGTGGAGCGTCCCACCGTTTACAAACGGAAGAACCGCGCCCTGCAGCGCCTCGCCAAGGCTTTGTACGGGGTGTGAACCCGCAAGCGTCAAAAGGTGTCCTGAACGGGAGATGCTTTTTGACATTCCCGGATGAGAGTCTGTAGGTGGTTGAAAACTAGGAAACCTCGCAAGGCCCCAAGAAGCTCCACTGGCTCCGGCTTCTTGGGGCCTTCGCGTTCCCTGCTATGCGGCTTCGGACTCAAGCCGGTCAATAGTCTCGGCCAGCTCATCAAGGGCAAACCCCCACTGGTCGCAGGCGACCATGAAACCACTGCGCTGGCCGACCAGCCACATTCGTTCGAACTCCCAGCGATGCGAGTCTCGGACACGTGACTTCCGTACGAGCAAACCAAGACGGTGTGCGCGACGGCGAAGCGAGGGCAGTGAGATTGTTGTGGACATGACGGTACCTTTCGGGTCGGTTCAATAACTGAATCCGTGCCACGCCATGTCAAAACCAGGAGCGAACTCCTGTGCTCCCAACCCTAACAGCCATTAGGTGGTGTGTCCTGTATGCCGAGGTATCCCAAGCGTGGCTGCCAAACCTCTGGCTGCCCCGAGCTAACCAACGGCACGTACTGCGAAGCCCACCAACGCGAGGCCGACGAGCGCTACCGGAAGTTTGAGCGGGACCCGGAGATCAACAAACGCTATGGGCACGCGTGGAGGAAGATCCGCGCCGCCTACGTCGCCGAACACCCATTGTGCGAGGACTGCGAAGCAGACGGCAGGCTGACGCCGGTGCAAGAGGTCCACCACGTTGTTCCGCTGTCCCACGGTGGCACCCACGACCCAAACAATCTGCGATCCCTATGCAAGCCGTGCCACTCACGCCAGTCCGCGAAAGACGGAGACCGGTGGGGCACCAGGGGAAAGGTCTACTCGTACTAAACGCGAGGTTCACCGCTGCAGGAAAGAGAAACCTGGTCCTGTTTTGGAGGGGTGGGGCGGTCTGAATCTCTACAGGTCCTCTCACACGTCAGCGGGGTGGCCCGCCGCGTGCAAAGTTCCCGAATCAAACAGGGTATTGACCCAAGATCAGGGGCGGTTGCGCACCACGTGGTCCACGGCGCCTCCGAAATCACTCAGGTCAATGTTCTGTGGGGGAACAAGTCCGAAGTCATGGATGGCCAAGCAAAGATTTCTGCCGACTTCTTTTCGTAGCGCCTCGAGCTTCGCGGCTTGGACGATCGGGTCGGTGAGATCTGCCTCGCGCATGTAGTCTCGGCACGCTGTGGCTATTTCGCTTGCCGTTTCTGCTCCCTCTTCCGAGTCGCACGATGACTTGGTAGCGGTTGCCAGCGCGCGCACCGCTTTCACGGAGCTGAACACTTGTTTCGGATCTTCCCGATGTATCGCGCCCCAGAACGCCTCCTTGTCATCAATAAAGTCCATGAGTGTCTGGAGGTAGGCGGCGTCAGTCTGCACAAGGGAAGTGGAAACCCCGACACCAGTTGCGCTTATGCTCCCGCCGGTGATTTTTCTTTTCCATCGCTTTGGGCCTCGTGTAGCCATCCTCAGTCTTCTTTCGTTCGCCGCATCGTTGCTCGGGCACTTTAATCATCCCCCATTACGCGATCCAGAAAGGACCCTGACCAAAACATGGCAAAGGACGGGACCAACCGAGGCGGACGCAGAGTCCGTGCCGGGGCGAAACCTGACGCGTTGAACGAGAAGCTGCAGGCGGGTCGGCCTGCTACGCGGATGAGGGTTCCTGACCTGGACCCGTTCGATTTCGAGGGCGCCGATATCGGGGACGGTGCGATCCTTAATGGTGAACCGATGCCAGAGCCTTCGGGCTATTTGAGCGCTGAGCAGCGTGATGGCAAGCCGCTGGGTGCTGACTTGGTGTACCGGGAAACGTGGGATTGGTTGGACGCTCGTGGCTGCACTCAGTTCGTCTCCAAGCGCCTGATTGAGGCTTACGCGCAGTCTTTCGCCCGCTACGTTCAGTGCGAGGAGGCGATCTCCAAGTTCGGCCTTCTCGGCAAACACCCAACGACGGGCGCGGCGATCGCGTCCCCGTTCGTGGCGATGAGTCAGTCGTTTGGTAAGCAGGCGAACGTTTACTGGTACGAGATATACGAGATCGTCCGCGCTACCTGCACCACTGATTTCTCTGGTTCAACGCCAGGTGACGACATGATGGAGAAACTCCTCCAAGCCCGCAGCTAACCACCCTGTCGTTTCTTCTTCTTTTGCAGCATCCCAACCGTGGGGTGCTGTTTTTGTTTGCCCCATTTTTCAACCCTGAAAGTGAGAACCCTCTGATGCCTATCGTTCGAACCAGTGAGGCTGTGTGTGTTGGTCATCCCGACAAACTGTGTGACTTGATCGCTGACCGGGTCATTGACGACATCCTGTGGGAGGACAAGACGGCCCGCGTCGCCGTCGAGGTCCTGGCCGCGGGAAGGACAATCACGGTTGCTGGGGAGGTCACGTCGAGTGTGCGCCCGCGCATCCGGGATTCTGTGCGGCAAGCGTTGATCAAGGCTGGGTATGAGCCGTGCCGGTTCCGGATTCGCGTGCGGGTGCGCCGACAATCCCCAGACATTTCGGCTGGGGTCACGACTTCTCTTGAGGCGCGGGCTGGGGATGAATCAGCGTTCGCTTTGCAGGGTGCGGGCGACCAGGGCACCGTCTACGGCTACGCCACTTCGGAAACGAAAGAAATGCTGCCGCTACCCCTAGTGTTGGCTCACGACATTTGCAGGCGCCTCGACAAAGCCCGCCAGGATGGTTTGATCAAGGGCATCAAGCCGGACGGGAAAGCCCAGGTCAGCGTCACCTACGACAGTGTTGGCTGCCCGGTTGAAGTGTGTGCGGTGGTGGTGTCTGTGCATCATGATGCGAAGAAGGATTTGGTGGAGTTGGCGCGTGAGGTGAAGACCCTCGTCATCGCCCCTGCCTGCGAACCCCACCTCCCCATCGCGGGCAATGCTCATGTCTTGGTGAACCCGTCGGGGAAGTTCACGATCGGCGGGCCAACCGCGGACACGGGACTGACGGGGCGAAAACTCGCTGTGGACACGTATGGTGGGTTGGCGGCTCATGGGGGTGGCGCGTTCTCCGGGAAGGACGCCTCGAAGGTTGACCGGTCCGCGGCCTACATGGCACGCCTCATCGCCAAGACGATCGTCACGGCGGACTTGGCTGAGGAAGCGACGGTCGCGATTTCGTACGCGATTGGGAAAGCGGACCCGGTCGCGTTCAGCGTCGACACCGCGGGCAGTGGTCTTTACGCCGACGCCCTGTTGACGAAGGCCGCAAGCGCGGTGTTCCCGCTCCGCCCGGGAGCGATTGTTGACGCCCTGGATCTGCGCGGCCCCGGCCTCTCAAGGTTCTCTACGTATGGGCATTTCGGTGGTAGCGGGGCGTGGGAGAACGAGTACAAGTACAAGCGCCAGTTGGAAAATGAGGTGAACCGCCTTGCAAATGCAGCTAGAAACCATACCGATTGGTGATCTGACCCCAGCCGATTACAACCCGCGCAAAGCCCTGGCGCCTGGGGATCCGGAGTTCGACAAACTCAAACGCTCCCTCGACGAGTTCGGTTACGTCGAACCCGTCATCTGGAATAAGACCACCGGCCGCGTCGTCGGAGGCCACCAGAGAATCACCGCCCTCAAAGCCCTCGGCTACGAAGACGTCGACTGCGTTGTCGTCGAGTTAGACGAGACCCGCGAGAAAGCCCTGAACGTTGCGCTCAACAAGATCAATGGTGAGTGGGACCAAGACAAACTCGCCCTCCTAATCGCCGACCTCGATGCTTCAGATTTTGACGCCGAACTAACCGGCTTCGATGACGAGGAAATCCAAGCCATGATCGGCTCCCTCGACGAGACCGAAGTCGAGGATGACGGGTTTGATCTCACCGCCGCCCTAGAGGAAGCAGCGTTTGTGGAGCGCGGCGACATCTGGACCGTCGGCAGGCACCGCCTCGTCTGCGGCGACGCCACCAACGAGACGGACGTTCAAACACTTATGGGTGGGAAGAAAGCGAACCTGGTTCTCACCGACCCGCCCTACAACGTCGCCTTCGAATCCTCCGACGGGTTGAAGATCGCGAACGACAAAATGCAGGCAGACTCGTTCTACGACTTCCTCCACGCCGCCTTCACGCAGATGGCTGCTGCGACTGAGAAGGGCGGTAGCGCTTATGTGTTTCATGCGGACACGGAGGGCATGAACTTCCGCCGCGCCTTCGTTGACGCGGGCTTCCACCTCTCCGGGTGTTGCATCTGGGTGAAAAACTCCCTCGTCCTCGGCCGCTCCCCGTACCAGTGGCAACACGAACCCGTGTTGTTCGGGTGGCTCGGGAAGGGGAAGCATCGCTGGTATGCGGACCGGAAGCAGACCACGGTGTGGAACTTCGACAAGCCCCGCAAAAACAGTGACCACCCCACCAGTAAGCCACTTGATTTGTTGGCGTATCCGATTGGGAACTCCACCCAGGCCAACGCGATCGTGCTCGACACCTTCGCTGGTTCCGGGTCCACATTGATGGCGTGTGAGGCGACCGACCGGATCTGTTACGCGATGGAACTCGACGAAAAGTACACCAGCGTGATCCTGCGCCGCTATGCCGAGCACACCGGAGATGCCGCAGGTATCACCTGTCAGCGCGGTGGTAAGGAGTACGCGTATTTGGATTTGGTGCGCGAGGTCCAACGGGCAGGCGAGTGAACGAAATCCCTTGAAAACACTGGGGCTTCCGGCTTGCAATGTGCTCCGGGTAGAGCGTGTATGTACATGACCAAAAAGGCCCCACAACCTGGTGGGGACAGGCGGAAGGAGCCGGTCATGAAAACCCTGTTCACCCCACAGGCCAAGCAACCCCGGAAGCACCTAGCCCAGGTGATCGGCACGATCCTGGGCGGCATTAAACCCACATATCTTGGGGCGCCGTCCATGGCCTACCAAATCGGCCCCGTCACCCTGGATCGCAACTGGACCGTCACCTGGCCCGCAGAACTGCCCGCGCGGGACGTGGACCTGATCGAAGCGGTCGCCACCCAGGAAGGCTACGAAATCACCCGAACAGGCCAACCCGAAGAAGCTCCCGGGGAAGCCCCCACGGAGTCCCCCAGCGAACCATCCGGGAAGGATGTGGGGTTGACGCTGGAATTTCCCACCGGCGGGTGGGATGAGCGCACGCAGGTGAACCTGGTGGCGATGCTCGCCTCCAAACGCACCCTCATCGGAAAAGCCCTCGGCCTTGTCGCACTGCCGGTTGAGTTCACCAAAGACCAGGTTTCCTTCCCCTGGTTCACAAGCATGCCCGAACCGGAAGTAACCGAAGCGACCACCCAGCTGCTGACTGCGATGATCAAGGCCGCCAGCGCCGCTAAACGCGTTTCTCCTAAGCCACCCGCGGGTGGGAACGAGAAGTACGCGATGCGGTGCTTCCTGCTGCGCCTAGGGTTCATCGGCAACCAATACAAACCCGCCAGACGCATTCTGATGGGGAACCTTGAAGGGAACGCGGCGTGGGCCAACCCACCCGCACCGCAAGCGCCCCAGGCAGCTCAGGTCGCGGGGGTGACGGTATGAGCGCCAAGCGTGGGCAGCGGGTCCGCCTTGTCTACACGTCGGATCCGTATTCGGATTTACTTGCTGGTAGCGAGGGAACGGTCATGTTCGTTGACGCCCTAGGCACCGTCCACGTCGCCTGGGATTCGGGGTCCACCCTCGGCCTCATTCCCGGCGAAGACAAATGGGAAGTCACGCCGAATAGCAACACGATTCCTAGAGACATAGACCGCTAGAAATCGTTGGCATTACTGGGCAAACCGGCTGGATAGTGTGTGAAACCTATGGCTGTATGTACACAAGCAAACAAGCCAAAGGAGCGCAGGAAATGAACACCATCGAAACCCTGGAAAACCAGATCGCCACCCGCACCGAAATCAACTCGCCCTCAGTCATTTGGGCCTACGTGGTCACCAAAGAAACCGGGAACGAACACCTAGATTTCGGGGAGTACATTTCCGACACTGACATGCCGGGCCTGACCAAAGAGCTCGACGCCCTCGGAGTCGAGACTTTCACGGTCAGCGCCGGTCACACGGGCATGGCGGCCTTCCTACAGGGAATCTGCCAGCAAGGCTGGAACCTAACGGGAATCACCAACGTGAAAGAACGGTTCGCGGACATCCTCACCGGTGAACGCCGCGAGCGCCCCGCCTTCAAACTCGAACGCAACTAGCCCCGACTCACCCCCGAGAAGCCACCCCCCAAAGAAGGGGTGGTTTTCTCACGTCCACCACCCCAAAAACCAAGCCGAAATCTAGAGACGTAGACCGCTAGAAAACGTTGCAAACACTGGGGAAACCGGCTGGATAGTGTGGCGAACCTATGGCTGTATGTACATAAGCAAACAAGCCAAGAGGAGCCAAAGAAAATGAGAATTCCGACCTTCCAAGACACCTTCAACCGGTACGTCGAATGGAGCATCGAGCACCAGGAAATCCACCGCGAACTCGGCAAGTACTGCCGCAAACTCGGCCACGACTACGACGAAGTGGTCGAGCACATCAGCAGCGAAATCGCAGCCAACCGGTCAATCTAACAACCAACCAGAAAAACGGAGCCAAAAATGAATGCCACCAGCCACAAGGATGCCTACCAGGGAAGCCACTACACGATTCTTGGTGCCGGAGGTGACCTTGCCGAGTGGGTGGCGGGTTACAACAAGCTGCTCGCCGAGCAAGGGATCGGCACCCCGGTGTGCTGGGCGCAGACCACTGGGGAGAACATCAACAACTACGCCGCCACCCGCGGCACGGTCACTGACCCGTTTCAGGATGACCTGACGGTCCTGACCTTCCCCTTGGACGGCTTGCATGTCGGCAAGCTCGCGATGTTCAAACTCACCATGGGAGACCGCTGGTTCGATGACGTCATCGACAACATGGTCACCCGGGCCACGCCTGACGAGGACCGGGAAGCCCCCGAAGATGGCTGGGACGAGTAAGCCGACCGCGCGTGAGAGGCCACCCCGAGGGAGGGTGGTTTTCTCACGTACAGCGGCCCCTGAAAGCAAGCGGACACAGCTCCGTTTCTTAGAGATGTTGATCTCTAGGTTTCGTTGCAAATACAGGGGAAACCGGCTGGATAGTGTGCGAAACGTATGGCTATATGTACATACGCAAACAACACCTAAGGAGCCGGAAATGCGAAACAACGAAGAGACCTACACCTGGACCACCGAAGACCTCCAGGGCCACGTTGACCGCTGCTACGGGGCGGTCCTCCAACACGGAGATTACGTCCTGGTTTCCGACCTGGTTTGGATCAAAGGCGAAGGCCAAGTCAACGACGCAAGGGTCTACCGCCTCGCCGAACAGCCGGTCCCCGGGGTGCTTTCCACCTCAAGGTCGGCCATCGAATGCAAACTCGAACTGGTCACCCACGCCCGGCAGTCCTTCGAGGACGCAGGTCATGCCATTGCCTGGTGCCTCACCCAAATCTGAAACCACCTTCGAGCCAAGGAGCAAGAGCAATGCGAAACCTCTACACCCCCAGCCTGGAAGCCGACATCCGCGAAGCATGCGCAAACGCCGGGGCCGCAGAGCCCTTCCACAACCGAGATGACATCCTCGAAACCACCCTGGAAGACGGAGAAACCAAAGTGGTGTTCGTTCCCGACGAAGCCCTGCGACTGGTGTTCCAAACCCATGGGAAGCTCACCGGCAGTGTTGCCCTCAAAGGCCACATGGAAAACCCAGTGATGATCGCCCTGATCTTGGAAAACGCGAACATCTAAGCCACCAAGGCAACCAACCCCTCAGCCAAGCGGCTCGGGCGTGTTGCTCTGACAACTTCCCAAGCCTCGCATTCTGCGGGGCATTTTTGTTGCCCTGAAACCCGGAGAGGACGGCGATTGTGGGGAAGTTGAGTGCCACCGACGAACATCAGCGACGGTTTTCGCGGAACCAATCAAGAACCCCGCGGGCATCTTGAATGTGCTTCCGGCTTTCTCCAGTCTGTCCGTCATCGTCGCGATATGAGCTGGCTATCTCGATTCCAGGATCGTCAGTGAATGTCGTGGTCTGAGTGGTCTTCCGGGTGTACTTCCCGTCTGATGACCACCCGGTGTAACTATCAGATTCCGTTTCTGAGGTTCCGCGGTATTGGTCATAGTCATCTATGAAGTCACTCAGAAAGCCCGCTTCGTCATCAGTTAGGCGTGCTCGCGAGACGTCCAGATGCTCGCCAATTTTCGCACGCAGCCTTTTCTTTTCACTTCTATCCACAATGGCTCCCTTGTCGCGTTCTCAACGTGAGCCTACAAGAGATGAGATTTCATCGTCGGAGGGACGTTCATGCCGCACCGAGATTACAGGCCAACCCGGTTCCTGGCCGATGGCTCCCACTACGACAAGCGGCGCGCGGACTACGCGGTCGCGTTCATCCAAGCCTTGAAGCACACGAAAGGCCGGTGGGCGGGCAAGAACTTTGACCTGATCGACTGGCAAGAAAAGATCATCCGGGACTTGTTTGGCACCCTGAAAGCCGATGGGTACCGCCAGTTCACCACCGCTTACGTGGAGATACCGAAGAAGCAGGGCAAAAGTGAACTCGCCGCTGCCATCGCACTGCTGCTCACGTGTGCGGATGGGGAGGAACGCGCCGAAGTGTACGGGTGCGCGGCTGACCGCCAGCAGGCCAGCATCGTGTTCGAGGTCGCAGCCGACATGATCCGCATGAGTCCCGCATTGTCGAAGCGAGTGAAGATCCTCTCCAGTCAGAAGCGCATCGTTTACAAGCCGACCAACAGTTTCTATCAAGTGTTGTCGGCGGAGGCGTATTCGAAGCATGGCTTCAACATTTCCGGGGTCGTGTTCGACGAACTCCACACCCAACCCAACCGGGCGCTCTTTGATGTCATGACGAAAGGGTCTGGCGATGCCCGTACGCAGCCGTTGTACTTCTTGATCACCACGGCGGGCACGGACATTCACAGCATTTGCTACGAGCAGCACCAAAAGGCCCTGGACATTCTGGAGGGCAAGAAGGTCGATCCGACGTTTTACCCCGTGGTGTACGGGGCAGGTGCGGACGAGGACTGGACCAGCGAGGATGTGTGGCGTAAAGTCAACCCGTCCCTGGACATCACGGTGCCGATCGACAAAGTCCAAGCGGCGTGTGAGTCCGCGAAGCAGAACCCGGCCGAGGAGAACACGTTCCGGCAACTCCGGCTGAACCAGTGGGTGAAACAGAGTGTGCGGTGGATGCCGATGCACACCTGGAACAACAACCAAAACCCCGTCGACCTCTCCGACCTGGAAGGCCGCGTTTGTTACGGGGGTTTGGACTTGGCGTCGACTACGGACATCACCGCGTTCGTCCTCGTCTTCCCACCAACCCATGACGACGAAGCGTATGTGGTTGCCCCGTGGTTCTGGATCCCCGAAGACAACCTGAAACTGCGAGTCGCGCGTGACCATGTGCCGTATGACCTGTGGGAAAAACAGGGGTTCCTGAAAACGACTGAGGGCAACGTGGTCCACTACGGAGCCATCGAAGCCTTCATCGAAGAACTCGGCACCCGCTTCGACATCAGGGAGATCGCGTTCGACCGGTGGGGTGCTGTCCACATGAGCCAGAATCTTGAGGAGGCAGGGTTCACGGTGATCCCGTTCGGCCAGGGCTTCAAAGACATGAGCCCACCCTCCAAGGAGCTAATGAAGCTCGCCCTGGAAGGCAGGCTGCAGCATGGCGGTCACCCGGTGCTGTCGTGGATGGTCGACAACATTCACGTCCGCACCGACCCGGCGGGGAACATCAAACCTGACAAACAAAAGTCCACCGAGAAGATCGACGGTGTCGTCGCGACCATCATGGCCCTCGACCGCGCCATCAGAAACGGAGGAACACCCAGTAACTCCGTCTACGACACCCGGGGTCTACTCGTCTTCTAGTCGCTCACAAGCTCTAGGTCAGGGTCCAGGGTTACGACTGCTTGATCTCCTGCGTAGTCCTCGAATACCGCCCACCCGAAGTCGGAGTCTGGACCCGTGAATGCGGTCATCCAGGTCCCCGTTTCTCCCTTCATCAGACCGGTCGTGCATTCTTGGCCTTCGATCATCCCGGGTTGGTCGACCATCAGCATCTCAACGCCGTTGATGTCGTAGACGCGCAGGTTCATCATGTCGGGGCCGTGACATTCTTTCGTTACGGCTTCGTTGGTGTTGTTCGTCCATTCGATGTCAAAGAACCACAACCGGTTTCCATCTTGAGCCACGAAGTCTTCGGTCATCTCCGGGTAGCTCGACGGAATCTCGTCGCGCTCCTCGATGGTGCGAACTGTGATGTCTGCAGAGGGTAAGGAAATCAGCTGACCTACTGCGTTGGTCTCGATCAGGTTCGGTTCAGGTTCAGGCTCAGGTTCGGGATTGACTGGTGTCGTCGTTTCGGTTGTGGTCGAGGTGGATTCCTTGGAGGTGCCAGCGCTGTCGTCGGCCTTACCGCTGTCGGAACACCCTGCGGCACCAAAAACAAGGGCCGCCACCGCGCATGAAATCAGCATTACTCGCTTTGTTTTTCTCATGATTTCAGTTTAGTGCGCACCTCCGACAAGTTCCGTGCGGCCGATAGAAAGGGCATTCGCCATGGGTTTTCGTGACTGGTTTGTGCGTCGTCGTAAGGCTACGGATTTCGCACCGGCGGGTTCGTCGTATTCGTTTTTGTTTGGCCCGACCTCTTCGGGCAAGCAGGTGACGGAGCGCAGTGCGATGCAGATGACTGCCGTGTATTCGTGCGTGCGGATCTTGGCTGAAGCGGTGGCG